TAATGTATCTCTTGCATCTTGCAATGCAGCCTGTCCTTCTGGATTGTTGGCTAGTTTACGTACGATGGATTCCACACTGGTGATGTCTTTGCGTGTGGCACTTGGGCCCAACAGCATGGTTGCAATCTCATCTGGATCTTTGGTCAACAGCTTGTCTGTGGTCCTGCTGATCAATCCCACTGTGGGGCTCCATTTGAGTCCATGATGCTTGGCCACACTGGACAGCACGATGTGCTTGTGGCTGTCTTTGAACTTGCTGTTAGGATCAGCTCGCATGCTGAACTTGCTTAACTGTACATCTGGTAAGAACATGAAGTCTGTTTGCACAAAGCCTTGATTGGGATCGCCAGCGATAGGAGTACGGAAATGCACACTAACGCCTGACTTCTTTACATAGTTCTTTGGGTCACCGCCGTGTCCTTTGACCCAGGCACTGAGCTTTGCTACCAGTTCGTCTTTGGTTACTGTGTTGGCATCCATGCTGAGATCAATGTCACCACTGATGGCTTTCTGTCCTGTACTGCCCAACCACTCGTCTGTAAGGTCTTCACCTACTACTCCACTGAGGAAGTGTATGGTTGGTGCTACATCTGCTTGTTTAACGTCCACAGTGGCCAGTTCATTTTTGAACACATTGCCACCTTCCATTACGATTTGTGCGAATCTCATGTTGTTTCCTTAGTGGTGTTGGCTTGATCATTGATCAGCATGAATCTGCCCCCGGTAATGCTTTATTTACCGTTTCTAGAGTTATCGATTGTTTACGCATGTCAATAAATACCAAGAGAAAGATAACATGAAAAAATATCACGCTGTTATATTTGCAGGACTTGTTAGCAGAGCATACAATCGATATCGCGGCGCCCGCGGTCACGCGGCCTATCGCTTGCGTAGTGCTGCCGCAGAACGAGGATACAATACACGTGTTCTAGACTTTGCTTGGAGCCTTAGTGTTGATCGTGCCATGCAGGTCCTGGAAAAGTTTGTAACTACTGATACAAAGTTAATTGGCGTCAGTGCAACATTTTGGCAACCTTGGCATTGGGGGCAATTGCCTGCTATACTGAGTGAAGAATTCTTTGATCGTGTACACACACGTTGGCCACACGCGAAACTGGTACTAGGCGGCCCGGGGTCAGGTATGGTGCAAACACAACACCTGTTTGATTATCATGTCAAAGGCTACAGTGATAGAATTTGGCCAGATTTGCTAGCACACGTGAATGGCAAACCAACATTTGGATTAAAGTTTGAGCGTTTGGTAGAAAACGGTACACAGATAGTTTCATGTCCTCCAGGCTCTGCAGGTGATACAATGGATCGGCTAAACACAAGATTTTTATCTGAAGACCACATAGAGCCGTGGGAGCCGTTACCTATAGAAATATCCCGTGGTTGCATTTTCAAATGCGCATTTTGTAGTTTTCAGCTGAACGGTAAAACTAAAAATGACTATGTACGTCCCGCAGATTTGTTACTGGAAGAACTGCGCTACAATCACGAACACTTTGGCACAACCAGCTACATGTTCTTAGATGATACATACAATGACAGTCTTTACAAACTGGAAGAAGTTGGTAATGCCATCAAGCGTCTTGATTTTGATATCTCATTCTCTACATTCTTACGGCCAGAACTCATGGTCAAGTGGCCCGAGCAGATTGACATGATGGTTGAATCAGGACTCGAAGGTGGCACAGTTGGGTTAGAAAGCCTGGAGCCTACTAGTCGTAGCCGTGTGAAGAAAAGCTCTTGGGTGGAACCTGTGCTAGACGCTTGCCGCCGTATCAATAAAACATCCGGTATACATGCTAGTTTGATTGCAGGACTACCTGGAGACACACGTGCTACCTTGGAACGAGACATGGCATACATGGACAATCAAGACGTGTTCAAAAGCTGGATCTGGGTGCCACTAAACATACACAATGTTGAAAACAGTGATGCTGCCAGTGATATGGATAACAATCCAGAAAGCTATGGTTACACAGTTCTACCCGGTGGCCAACGAAACAACATTATTAACTGGGCTATCAATGACATTGATTTTGATTATGTCAGTAAAATTGCACAGGTCAATAATCGTGCCACAGCAGAAAATAAATTGGTAGCAGGGTGGGATGTCAGTGGTGCAAGAGCTTTGGGATTTACCAAAGCTGAAATTGACACAATGACATGGGGATATCTGGATTCACATGCACTGGAACGTGCTCGCAATATTGCTGGTAAATATTACAGCAAGATCATCAGTGAGTAGTTAAGCCAACTTGGCATTAGGAAGATATTATCATGAAAGAATGGCCAGTACAACGCAGACTAGAGCTGAGTGACAAATATCAGACTATAGCATACACGCCACTTGACATTCCAGCGATCGGCCCAGACCACTGGCCAACTTTTTTATCAATTTGGAATGAGAGAAAAGACAGATACTACAAGCAACGTCCAGATGTACGGGCAAGACATAAAAATGGAAATATGTCAGCGGAGGGGGAATGGCTGGGATTAGAAATGTGGGAAGACCCAAATCCAGATAGCAGGGTATGGTCGTGCCCTTATGTTCCAGAAATTAAAGAAACCAATCCTACAATGGTAAACATGATAGAAGAATTACTACCTTTTGAGGTTATTTGGTCTGTGAAATTCATGCGTAGCACAGACACAGTTGGTATACATCAAGAAGGAAAAATGACAAATACCATGCATCCTAGAGAGTTCAGAATCATGTTGTTTGACGAGAATCCAATTCCAACATTTTATCTGACGCCTATTAAAAATAGGATAACTGCTGATCAATACATAGACATACAAGAAGCTAAAAGCACAGGGCAGAAGTTGTACATGCGCCCACCTAAAGAAAACAATTCTTTTGTTTTCAACAACGAAACATGCTATCATGGAAGTGATTACAACCCTGCATATAGCAAAGTTATAATATCATTCAGAGGCTATCTTGACCTGGATCGATATGACGACCTTATGTCACGTAGCATCAAGAAGTTTGCTGATCAGGTAATACGTGTGGCACCAATCCAGTATTAGAACTTTCCCATTCCAACAACATGGTATGATCTTCTTGCTCCGTCATAGTAACGCTTTCAATGTCGTCAGGCATTGCTAAACCAACTTGCGATTCTATATAAGCACGTAATGCGTTATACGCTTCTTGTTCGCTGAGTACGACACTGATCTTTATCTTCTTCATTTAGCCTTGGTCTTGGCGGCCAAATCCTTGTAACCTTGTGCAGTAGGATGTATGCCGTCTTTGCTGATCAGCTTCTTGTCTGGACGAGGTATCACGGTGTCATTGAACTGCTTGGCAACTTCTTGCACTGCCTTCACAGCATCTGGCTTCTTTTCTTCGCTAGGCAACAACCAAAACACATGATCAGCCTTGACCTTCTGACGTAGTTTGAGCACATGCTCTCGGGTGTTTACTTTGAAATCGTTTGCACCTAGACTGATAACCACTGTTTTGGCAGGTGTGTCTGCCTTGGCACCAAACTTCTTCATGAAGTTTGGACTGCTGATACCACTTTGCACGTAGGCTGAACACTCCTTGCGCTGTTGCGCAACACCTACTGCAATACTATCTCCCATGATGATACATTCTAACATTATGCTTCCCCTTTAATTGGCCTGCCCGGAGAGATTCGAACTCCCGACCCACGGAGTAGAAATCCGTTGCTCTATCCAGCTGAGCTACGGGCAGATAGTGTATTTACACCAGCTCTAAAATGCATCAAAGTAGTTGGGTGTTTTTTCTTTGATACGTGTCAGCAACAGCTTATGACCTTGCACGTTCATGAACACAAAGCGTCCATTGGGTGCATCGACCTGTTGCAAATCATTCTGCTGGAATCTTGCTCGCGTCCAGTCAGCTTCATCGTTGTCAGGCTCAGGATCGTAATCCACATTGATTGCCTGTTGCAATGGATTACCGCGCCACTCTGGACCATCAAAGTTCTTTTCTTCCAGTTCCTGTTCACCCACAAACAGACGCATGTTGAACTTGTGATTTTCTTCAAACTCCGGCTTGGCATTCAGCATACGCAATGCTTCCTGCGGCGTTTCGTTGTAGCGATTCATTTCCTCGACCACGGCCTTGAGCATGTCAAAGTTGAACTCTCCGAACAAGCTGGAAATCTGGCACACTCTTTCCACATGTGACTGGTCGTTGAGATTGTCTTCGCAGTATTCCTTGATAAACTCGTAGCTGAGTCCTTTGAAGTCCAGCATGTAGAACAAGCGACCCGGACGGTTACGCATGTGTTGGTTCACACGCCACTTGTCGTTGCAGGTCAGTATGAACAACTTCTTGCTGGGGAACACACCGTCCAGCAGGGTAAGGATGCTTTCCTGGTCGTCCTGATCGTAGACCTTTTCAAACTCGTCAAACAACACGATGATGGGCTGTTCAATGTCCTGCATGAACTTGTTGAACACATCGCCTTTCCACGGCGCATTGATAACGATGGTAGGGATTGCCTGCTTGACTGCTTCAATGGAAAGGTTCTTGGCCAGCAAGCTCTTACCCGAGCCCTTCTCTCCTGCAAGCATGACACCGGTGCTGGCATCTCGACTCATGAACGTGTTCAAGATACGATCGGTATGGCGAATGGTGTCGCCATAGAGCTTGGCAGGGCGAGTGAAACTGTCAATCTGCTCCAAGAACAGATTGCCAAAAGGATCTGCCTTGATGATGTAGTTGCCAGCAGGCAGCTTATCGTGCAGGTCCATGGCAGCGGCAGAGCTCACACGGAAGGTATTTCCAGACTTCAGAAAGTACGACATAGTTTTCAACCTTGAAAGGATTACAGTTTGTTCTCTAGAACGTATACAAAGACATCTTCACTGGGCACCACTACCATGTCAGCGCCATACTTGAGATATCCCTTACTTGCAAGTTTGGTATTAACAGGATGTACCCGAATCATCTTGGTGGTGAACTTGGTTACTTTGCAGATACTAAGTTCACCACCATATGTCGGTACAGCGACACAATCACCTATCTGCAGACTTCGTCCCAGTAGATCTTTGCGCTCGGGTACATCCTTCACTTGGCTTACTCTGTGCCCTTTGCAAGAGCCTTAAGCATCTTGGCAATGTTGCGCAGATCTTCATCGCTCAGGACACTTGCCTCACGTTCAGCTTGTGACTGCACTGCCTTGGCAAAAGCTTCATCAGCCTTTTCCTTGTCAATCTCGTCAATCACTTCGTAGCGGCAAGCACGGCCCTTGGTATCGTTGTAGTCAGCTGGAATGCTAACGACATCGCGCGGATTGATCTTGACGATGATCACACGCTCGCCACCAAAGTGGTTGAGATACTCACGTGAGCAAAAGTGCAGACCAGTTGAGCAAGT